ATTCCTACCTGATAGCATTAAAAAGCAGATAGAGGACTTGAAGAGAACTGATGAGGCAATGTATCAGATATATGCTCTAGGTGAGAAAGCTATCAGTAAGAGTAACATCTATTCTAATTGGACATTCATGGCTCACAGACCAACTAAGTTCGTTAAGTATGTCTATGGCTTAGACTTTGGATACAATCACCCCACAGCTCTAGTGAGAGTCTACTACTGTGACAATGATATCTTCATTGAGAAGATTATCTATGAGAGCTACCTCACCACTACTCAGCTCATAGAGAAGATGGATGCCTTGAATGTAGATAAGAATATAGAAATCATGGCAGACTACTCAAGACCTGAGATAATTGCCGAGATGAACACTGCAGGGTATGATGTGCATAATGCTAACAAGGTAGTGAAGAAAGGCATAGATAACATCAAGACCTTTGGAGTATTTTGTCAGGAGGATAAGCAGATAATGAAAGAGTATGAGAACTATAAGTGGAAGAAAATTGGTGATCAGATTATGGATGAACCTGTGAAGCTGTACGATGATGCTATGGATGCTATCCGATATGCTACTACCTACATAAGGCAGGAGTATTACACTGATGACTCCTATTATTCGTTCTAAACAAAAAGCAACTTAAAGATAATATAGTTATGAGTAATGATGTAATGAAACAAATAGCTGACAACTTAGGAGTCAGTATTATCAATGGTAGCTACCTTAGTGGCATAGCTAATTATTATGGAGTAAACTTAGCTACCTCTACTGATTTAATGAGGGACATCTTAGTTCAGTTAGGAGGCAATCCTGCTACATCTACTGACTATCTTAGAGACATAGTGATAGAGTTAGGAGGATCAGTAACTATCAATGGTAATTATATGGAGTCATGGGAGGTTATTACAGCTGTAGCTCCTGCACCTGTTAACACAGTAGCTCCTGTTATATCAGGTACTACTACACTAGGTAGTGTACTCACTACTACAAATGGAACATGGAGCAACTCACCTACATCATATACATACAAGTGGAGAAGAGGTGCAGCTATAATCTCAGGAGCTACATCATCTACTTATACATTAGTTATTGCAGATTCAAATGCAAGTATTACCTCTGAGGTTACAGCTATCAATGCAGGAGGCTCAACACCTGCTACAAGTAATGCAATCACAGCACAAACATATACAGCACCTGCTAACACAGTTGCACCTGTAATAAGTGGTACTACTACTTTAGGTAGCACATTAACATCAACAACAGGGACATGGACAGGTAATCCATCACCTACTTATGCATACCAATGGAAGCGAGGAGCTACTAACATAGGCACTAATTCATCAACTTATGTTTTAGTTTTAGCTGATTCAGCAGCAGCAATCACTTGTGTGGTTACAGCTACAAATGCATTAGGTAGTTCAAATGCTACATCCAATACAATTACAGCCGCTAACTATATACCTGTTAATACGGTTGCACCTGTAATCTCAGGAGCTACTACTTTAGGTAGTGTATTGACATCAACTACAGGAACGTGGAGCAACTCACCAAGTAGCTTTGCATATCAATGGAAAAGGGGAGCTACTAATGTTGGAACAAATGCCAATACTTATACTTTAGTAACAGCTGACTCACTTGCAGTTATGACTTGCGTAGTGACAGCAACAAATGCAGCAGGAAGTTCTGCACCTGCTACAAGTAATTCAATCACAGCAGGTAATTATGCAGTACCTTTTGTACCTGGAGATTTTAATTTTGCTGATGGGAATACTGATTACACAACAAACACCGTTACTTTTACCAAAAGTGGTAGGTTATATATAGAAGGTTTTGCTGATGGTGAACAGGAATCATATGGTTATCTAAATGGTCAACAAATGTTTTTTTGGTCATCATCTGCAAGTGCATTAACATACCCAAATCAATTTAACGACTTGATTGGTGGTTATGGTGAATTATTTTATTTTGGACATTATGGAGTATTTGATGTAAGTATTGGCAATACTATGTATTTCAGTAACGGTGGTGCAGGTAGTCCTTTTGATTCTTCTGTGGGTACTGCAACCTTTAGAATAACTAGTTTCACAGGAACACTTATTGATAGTTTTACAGCAACTAAGGTTGGAGGTTGTTATCTTACATCAGCAACGGTTCAGTATAAAGGATTGTTAGATGATGGTCCTGAATTAACGGCAATGAGAGCATTGAGAGATTACTACAAAGGTGATGTATATTACGATAATTTGATTGCAGAGTATTACGAAAGTTCAGGAGCTATTATACAAGGTATTGACAACAGTGTAGAGCCAAGTGTTGACTACGAATTTATATATCAAAGTGTTTTAAAAGTTAAAGACTATGTAGACCAATCTATGTGGGTAGAAGGTTGGAATGAATATTACAACGCATATTTAACTTTAAAAAATAAATATATTACAAATGTTTAATATACCTAAACAGAACTAGATGCCTAGTACTACAATCATAGCACAGCCATCTGTAATGATGCCTGCTTATAATCCTATTAAGTATATCATAGATAATACTAATAAGAATGAGCCTGGCTTCAGATACATCTTTACGGTCTATCCTGCAGGCTCAGCTAATGTAACAGCTCAGTATAAGACTTTGCCTGTATTTGATACAGGGTATGGTGAGCAGGATATCTCTAGGCTGATGCAGTCTTTGGTGACATGGAACTTTGGATTAGGTATTGTAAATGAATCATGGTATCAATATGATATAAAATTTGAATATACTGCTAATATTCAATATACTAACTCACTTTCACAAAGTACAGGAGGAGATATAGTAATACATTACAATGCTCATGGTTTTGTGCTAGGTGATCAGATTAGTATTACTCAGGCAGCAGGAGGGATTGCTGCTAATCCTACAGTAGAGGGATTGCATACTGTTATCTTTGCTAGTACTAACCTATTTGTTATCAATGCTAGATGGGATACTGTTACTGATGACACTATCAATGGCACTGTTACCTATGCAGATTTAAGAAAGACTCAAGTATTGAATGATGAGATTATAGAAGACCAAGAGGTATTCAATGGAGCTTATAGCTTAGGTATCTATGCTCAAGGATTATTCCCATCTACAGAGTACAATACTACACTTACTCCTAGTAATGCTTTAACATCATTGGTTGGTAATACTCAAGATAGTGCAGCATCTATTGCCACAGGTCAATTATATTTTTTAATGGTTAGAACATATAGTGTAGATACTTATGACGTCACTTATTTTGATTGGGATGATAATCAATTAACATCATCTACTGTAGCACCAGGTACTACTGATGGATTATATAATTTCTTTGTGACTACAGATGTACCATCTGAAACTCCTATCACTCAGAACTTTTATGTATCTATAAAAGGTAGTTCTGCAGAAATTCGGTACTACTTTAAATATGACAATAGATGTGTTATCAATGAAGATTATCTTTACTACCTAGATAGAATGGGATCATGGCAATCCTTTGCATTTCAACTCAAGACCTATGAGAAAGGGCAGATAAGTAGAGAGATGTATAATCAGCACGTAGATGGTCAGGTGGTAGATGGCGAATGGTTGTATAGCTCAACTGCTATAGGCAACAGAACACTAAACACTAATGTATCTAATACCTTAGAATTGAATACTAATTGGATGGACCAATACGATGCTGATAGATTCCAAGAGCTACTAACATCCCCTCAAGTGTTCTATAATAATGGTATAGAATCAAGAGCTTGCACTATAGATGCTACATCTTTTGAGAACTTTAGACAGCGAAATAAGAATCTAATTAAGCAATCAGTAACTATTAAGCTAGCACTTAATACTCCTATCAATGGTTAGGATACAACTTAGCACAGGCTACCTAGATGTTAAAGAGGGTACATCATTCCCTCTTAACTTTAGCATTGGAGATATTAGAGATATATCTAAGAGAACAGGCAACTTTAGTAAGACCATTACTTTAGTAGGCAATAACAATAACAATAACCTGTTGAATCACTACTATGATGTAAACATTCAAGCTGGCACTTTTAATATTAATCAGCTCACTAGCTGTGATGTTATTCAGGATGGTATCCCTGTTATGACTAACGCAACTCTTCAGCTCATTAACATTAAGAAGTCACAGCTCACATCAGCCTATGAGCAGATGGTGGAGTATGAGGTATTGATTAAAGAGGATAGAGGTACATTCTTTACTGACATCTCTAATAAGTATTTGAATAATATAGATTTCTCAGACTTAGATCACTTTGTAGATGCTCAAGTAGTGATTGATACTTTTGACTATTCAGTAACAGATGGCTACAAATATGTAATGCCATTTAATATAGACAATCAGTATCAGTTTAATTGGTTCAAGCCTGCTATCTATGCTAAAACTTACTTTGATAGAATCTTTGCTACAGCAGGATATAGTTATACTTGGGATGGATTAGTAGCTGCGAACTTTGATAAGCTACTGATACCTTACAATGGTGATCAGAATATAGTGGATTGGAATGATTATAAAGTAGTGGCAGAGAAAGCAGCGTTTAGTGAAACAAAGACTCAGGATATACTTGGTACAGCAAATTGGACCTCTATAAATCAGTATCCTATGGAGGCTAGAAATTTAACTACAGGATGGACTGAAACAATAGATCAACAAAATTTATTTAATACTACCAATGGTCAATACACTACTCCTCAATGGGTAGGTAATAACTCAGGTGAATCTTACATATATGAGGTATCAATGGCAGGTGAACTGTCTTTAAAATTCAATACATCAGTAAGACTATATCCTGATGGCACTGCTGCCTATAGAGTTTTTTTATTAGTTAAAGTAGGTAATACTCCTAATGTAAAATGTTACTTACCTGATTTAATTTATGATGATGATGTTAATTATTTTGCTACTCCTACAGTAGTATCATTAGGCACATTCAATAACATATTTACTTTCAATGCTACTACTGATGGTATAGGAGGAGGAGGTATAGATGTAGGAGGTATACAAATAATGCAGATAGGAGTAGATGTAGTTAATACTTTCTCAATAACAGGTGATGTATATAATACTTTTGTTTATTGGCAGCCAGGCACTACTACTACTCCTCAGACTCCTAATATATATTTAAACATCACTAATTTTGATGTAACCATCCGCCCATCTGATAACATCCCATTGAACAGTGGTATCACTACCATGAATAACTTTATCCCTGAGAAGATTAAGCAGTCAGATTTCATTAAGAGCATCTTTATGATGTATAATATTTATGCTACTGCTGATCCTGATAATCAGAATAATCTAATCCTAATTAGTAGAGATGAGTACTATGATTCCGGTAAGGCTGTAGATTGGACTAACAAGCTGATGAAAGACAAAGAGCAATCTATGATTTTTATCCCTGAGCTTAATAATAAGAAACTAAGACTAACATACAAGGCAGATACTGACTCACCTAATACAGTTTATACAGGTGTTACTAATGAGATATATGGACAGGTGGAGGTAACCTTTGATAATGAGTATGTGAAAGGCATAGATGTTAAAGAGCTTATCTTCTCACCTACTCCTGTACAGCCTACAATATTTGGTGCATTCCTACCATTACTAAATGGTGCAGCACCTAAGACTAATATAAGAATCTTATATGACAATGGGCAGGTTACTGCTCAGGAGGTTATAATTAATTCAGGGTATGATACACAAACATCTACAGGTGGAGCTTATCCATACATCTCACATTTTAGAGGAGATCCATTTAATCCTCTCTCAGATATTAACTTTGCCCCTGCACAATACTATTACTATCAAGTAAATCAGAACACTAACAACAATCTATACAATAGTTATTGGAGGAGAACAGTAGCACAAATAAATGGCGGTAAGCTATTGACTGCATATTTTCTACTCAATGAGGTAGACATCCAACTAATGGAGCTGAATGATAAGATAAGGATTGACAATAGTTGGTGGAGTATTAATAAGATTATAGATTATAACGCTAATGACTTAGTGCCTACTAAGGTAGAATTGATTAGCTTAGAGACTGAAATAGATTTACCTAACTTCGGATAAGAGATGGCAAGAAATAAAGGACCAGGTAATGGTGAGCAGATTGTAAGTATAATGCAAGGGTATAATACTAAGACCAATGTAACTACTGACAATCATAACTCTATTATCTTAGGCTCAGGTAATGTGATAGGAGATAGACTTAATGCTTTAATAGTAGGCAATGGTCTAAGCCTAGAGAATGATGGCATAGCTACTACTAATCTAACAGTGACTAGTACTCTCAATGGTAGGACTATTAGTGATATACTACCTACCTACACTAAGTACATAGCTTTGATTAGTCAGAGTACTACTGCAGCACCTACAGTCATAGAGCTAGAGAATACAATAGGACCTATAATATGGACTCGCACAGCAGTAGGTGTATATTTTGGTACATTCGCAGGAGCTTTTACTTTAAATAAAACTTATGTAATGCTAAGCAATGTAGTAACTAATAGTATAGTAATGGCAAAGAGAAGAGATAATGATACTATTGAGATAAATACTACCAACTTACACAGCCCTACTGCAGCTTTTCACGATACACACTTACTTAACAACACAATAGAAATCAGAGTATATGAATGAAGTAGTAATACCACTTAAGATACAAGGCATAGCTCAGATGAAAGCTGAGTTAAGAGAATTGAAAGGATCTATAGCCAGTGCTACTGATCCTGCACAAATGGCTGCACTTGCTCAACAGGCAGGTGTACTTAGTGATAAGATTAAGGATGCTAATGATGCAGTTGCTGTATTTGCATCAGGCTCTAAATTTGAACAGGTAAGCAATGGACTAGGAGGGATTAAAGACTCGTTGATGTCATTGGACTTTGAAGAGGCAGCAGAGAAGTCTAAGACTTTTGCTACAGCTTTGGGTGGTATAAATAAGACTGATATTACTAAGTCAATGAAAGGCATGGTAGACATGACTAAGACTTTGTCAGGTGCATTCTTAAAGTTAGGAATGACTATCTTAATGAATCCTATATTTTTAATAGTAGCAGCAGTAATTGCCATTATAGCTGTAGTAGCTCTAGTACTCAAATCCTTTGGAGTATTAGATGATGTAATCAAAGCAATGATGATGCCTATCAATATGCTGATTGCAGGATTTAAAGAGCTTACAGATTGGCTAGGTCTTACAGCATTCGCTGCTGAAGATAATGCAGAGAAAACTTTAGCTGCTAATGAGAAAGTAACTAAGTCATCTGAGGAAAGAACTGCTAGAGTTACAGGAGATTTGGGTAGAGAGATTGCTGAAGCTAAGGCAGCAGGTGAAGATACTACTAAGCTAGAGGAGGAGTTAAGCAATACTAAAATAAAAGAGGCTAATAAAAGAAAACAATCTGCTAAGGAGGCACTAGATGCTCAGAAGAAATTAGGGGATGATGCTGATCTTAAGAAAATAGAAGATTTAAAAAAGCAAGTAGCTAAAGAAAATGAAATAATAAAGCAAGGCTATAGTGACAAGATTGTAGCTAAAAATACTGCTGATAAAAAAGAATCTGATGATGCTGATAAAAAAGAGAAAGAGGCTAGTGATAAGGCTAAGGTAGCAAGAGATAAAAGAATAGCAGCAGATAAAGCCTCAGAGGCTGATATTGCTGCAGCTGCTAAGGTAGTATCTGATTCTAAAAAGACTGCTCAACAAGTAGAGCTTGATGATTTGGCTGCTGCCTATAAGAAAAAAATAGATGAGGCTACTAAACATAAGAATGATATTACTGCATTAGTAGATGCTCAGGAGATTCAGACAAAAGCTATTATTAAAAAGTATGCAGATGAAGCTGCTGCTAAAAAAGTAGAAGATGATGCTAAAACTGCAGCTAATATGGCAGCATCTCATGCAGCTAATATAGCTAAGATAGATGCTTATAATGCTGAACTTGCTGCATTGACTGATACTGAAGAGCAGAAATTGTATGATAAGTATGAAGCTGATAAAATTAAATTTGCAGATAATGAACTAGCTTTATTTAAT